CTAGTTGCTGATTTCGGGTCTGGTAGCGTAAGTCAATTCCCACCCCACGGAGTCGATCCTCAATCATATCACCAACAGCCTTCTGGAACAATAAATAGATACCAGGCTCAATGGCGATAAATCGAATGGTTTTCGCATCCTTGGGAACAGTAATAACTTTGTTACCGATCTGATAGTTGGGAAAGTTTTCCCCTTCCTTCAGATGTTGGGCCCATAGAGGATAACATATCTCCATGAGATCAATTGGTATCAAAGAGTAGAGGTCACGCGTTATTCCAGTTTCATTCTGGAACTTAACTGCTGCACTGGCATCTCTTCGCTTTATAAGCGTCGAGGCACCAGGACCCCAGTCAGGCAACGAGAAGATTTCCGAAGACTCATACTCGCCGAGAATCGTGTCGATTTTACGAATGACTGCATTGTGCAGCCACACGGCTGGTCCTTTATAAAGAGGATCCAGCGACAAGTTTCGAAAGCGAGAATTTGTGTGCTTGCAAAGAAGTTCAAATTCATCGAACTTCTTCAAAGCTACTTCGTCAAGATCATAGTCCAAGGTTAATCCCTTGTATTTTGATAATAACTTGGTAGCAGAGTAAGCACTCCTTACACACTGAATAGTATTATAGTGTGAAGGGTCAAACTCAAGCTCAACCAATTGCTTATGCTCGTTATGTTTGAACATAAGCCATACGGTTAAAGCTCGAGGATGATCCAAGGACTCAAGATACTTCTCGATAGCCAAGGACGAATCCTTGGGTGTAACGCGATAGTTGGTCAGTCCTTTAAGGAACTGAGAACCATACTTCTTAGAAGACATGGTAACACCTCCGAGAGTTTAGAAGAACATCGTCAGGTTTTCAAGCCTGAGGTAAGGAGCTCTATTACGAGCCCCAAACCGGATCGAGGTTCAACACGTTCGCGGCGAGCGGTGACCCAGATGCATCACTTGGGGAATCGTCCGACGCGTTAATCGTTGTTACGAAGAGAGAGTGCACATGATTGAACAATGCAGTCCGTTCAGCCAAGGTACTCCGCTCAGGTAACATAAACTCCATGACACAAGCGCAGTCGTACGCTTTCGTCGGTTGGGGCTGAATACCCGTAACCGTCGTAGGCGCCGTCACTTCGAGTGTCGGGAGGGCCAACTTAGCCGTAACTTTGAACATGCGAGACCCAACAGTAGGGCGACGCAGGGACATCGTTAGGGTAGGGTAACCGACGGCGATTCCGCCGCTACGGTCTTCCCATCGCGCGACACCCTTGAGATCTTTCCCAGCGGGGTCGAACGTTTTGTCGTATGAAATGGTAGCCGAAGATGTTCTTACAGTACCACCCAGTAACGACGCTGTTTTAATGCTGCCTATGGCGGGCATTAACTTGCTCCTTTATGTAGCATTAAACGGATGTGACCTCCTTACTTCCGGAAGGCAGACCTAACTAAAGCAACTGCGTTCAACGCATGCTCTACGCCAAGAGGATTCTTAAACTTAGGGATTTCCTGACTCGGGAAGCTTGTAAGCTTCGTACGAGTATAAGTAATCCTTTCAGCAAAGATACTCCCATGCATATTGCACATCGTAGAATCAGTTGGATAGAAGGGATACCTCTGTCCGTCGTAAGACACTCCGTTGTAAGTAGTCACTCGTGTTAGTTTTGATCTCCACCCACTTAAGAACGTTAAACCGTTCCAAGCGGTCATGGCTTCTAGCCAAGGACCAATGGGCAGGAACCAATCTACCACAAATGAGTACGGTAGCACTTCCCACGCGAGGTTTAGTGGGTTGGTAAAACCGGTCTGGTTGAGAAAAGCCGCCATATGATTATCTACACGGTACCGTATGCCATACCTCGTATTCCATTGGATCAACTTATAAGTTTTTCCAATGCGAGGTGAGCCTGCGGTATTCATGATAAGATCATCACTGGTTGACAATTCCCCACTAGCAGATGAGCGAGCAACTTGGACAGTCCTATCGCTTTTATTAAGTTTAGCGAAGGACTCCATAATCCCATGTATATCTTGGAGCAAAGGCTTCCAGCCGTACTGATACGCCAGCCAGTTATTGGCAGCGGACTTTCCGGCTTTAGGCTCATGCCCCTTGCGATACACGGGAGGTCTGGATTGCCATAAGTCTCTAGCAGCCCCGACAAAGTTTCCCTTGGCGGAGTTACTAGCAGCACTAGCAATACGTTTACTAATATCTGTAATCATATTGATAGTCTGAGAATATTGAACAAGGTCTTGCGCGATGTTATTCACATCTTGCCCGGCCCGATCAATTAGCTTTCTTATGGCTTTGTTATCGACAGTGGTATTAGCCGCTGAAGATAGGTCTAAGTTACCATAATCACCTCCGAGAGCAGCACTATATGGTCCATATTGTACAGAGTATTCATTGGGATTCGTGGTAAACCACGTTTGCTCAATGCGTCCTCCGTCCTTTATGGTTGTCATAGTCATGCTGTAATCGTTTACAGCTTGTCTATGACAAGCATAATGGAGGGTGGACGCATTGAGCAAACGTGGTTTAGCTCGAATCCCATTGAATAGTGTGTAGAATTTGGAGGTTATTGTGGTGGTGTGGGTGGTGTTTTTGGTTTGTTTTTGGTTTGT